GCAACTTGCGGGGCTTGCTTTTCCAGTTGGAATTGCCGATGACCCGCCAATAGCCATTTAACCAATCGAGCATCAGTAATCGCGCCAACGTCTTCGGGGTTAAACCCATCCTCAACCAGTGCATTGCGTAACTCAAGCGTTTCTCGCTCTGCTACCGCGCCATCACGCCACTGCGGGATGTATTCGGGTAACAACTTCGCTTGTTCTGCCAAGTGTGTCTGCTTTTGAGCCACGGCTGCTTGCTGGTTTTGTATTATAAGTTGTTGCCGCTCTTCTTGCTTCTGCTTCCACTTATGGTGCATCAAAGGGGCTTCAAGGGGATTTTCTTCGAAAATCTCTTCCCAGTTCGGCTGTTCCTCTTGCTGCCACATTTGTGCAAGCTGCTGCATCTGAGCCTGTACTTTTGCACGTTCTTGCTGAATTTCTTGCTGGAACGCTTTTTTCTCCGCATCAAACGCTTTCACATCTTCCGAATGTGCTTGCGTCTTCCGCGTATAGTCTGCATGACGCAAAAAATGACCTTGTACCTCTTCGGGAGTGAGTCTCACGGGTTGCCCGTCAACGATAATTTCCACTATCTCTGGGGCCGCATCGCTTTCCTCTGCGGTATCGCCTTCATCTATTTCGTCATCGCTCTGCGCTTCGGCTTCTGCAATCTCGACATCCTGACCGTCGTCTTGTGCCTCGATTTCCTGTTCCTCAACGACTTCCTGTTCAGCTTGTCCAACGTTAGCTGGGGCTAGGTCTTCTGGGGGAGTACCCGACAAAATACCCTCGAATTGCTCCGTGATCGAAGCATCCATTTCTTCGCTCATTGTATTTCCTTTGTTAAGGGGCTAGTGCTTATCCTTGTTCCCAGCCAGCCTTATTATTGGCTATGGCTTGGGCGATTTTTGAGGCGGACTTGCCATCAAAAATTAGTTTGTCGAAGTGCTTGTTGATCATGCGTAAAACTTGTACGCCAACAATGCACCTATATCGCGCATCATCATCGTTCCTCTCGCACATCACTGCCTGATCAAGAAACGCCTTTTCTAATGCTGCGAACGCATCTATTAAAACTGGATCTTCTTTAAGTCGCTTTGCATCCTGTCCGGTATAAAGCGCATTACGCTCTTCCATTAACCAGCGCCGCCGCCATGTCCAGAGGGGCCACCATCATTACCGTCATTACCGTCATCTGGGCCAGGATCACCACCATCCTGACCGCCTGACAAGTCGATACCGGACAGCCTTGCTCTAATCAACCGATTGCGGAATTCTGGATCAAGGACTTCCCCTGCCCGTGAATGACGCTCCCCATATACCGCCAAATTCATTGGCACTGATTTTCCCTCTGCATCCTTGCCAAAAAGGTAATCAACAAAAAATCCATTAGGTCGAATGTCGTATGTTCCATCGCCCATGTCTTCGAAACCACTAAATACTGATTGGTAATTATTATCGCCAAAGTTGGCCTGACGTAACGCACCCTCAAAGCCCATCAAATCACTGAGCGTAAACGCACCGCCGCCAGAGCCGCCGCTCCCCTCTGTCGTAGCCGCATCATCTGGGTTTGTTGTAAAGACACCACTAGGCTGAAGCGGTTTAAACGTGTTTGTTGACGCATCATAGTATCGCCCCAAAAGCGAACCTGCATCAAACGTTGCCCCAACGTTACCAGGCTTGTAAAAATCCCTGCCGCTATTCAACAATCCGCCCCCGCCGTACTCTGGGCGGTAAATCAACTCATCATTCGGTACGTTCGGGGCTACCGGATACAAAAGGCTCCCGCCAACTCGCATATTCATTTTTTTGCCTTTTTCTTCATCGTGCGTTTAACAACTTTGACTCTCTTAACTGGCTTTCTCTGACGCTCTAAAACGTCAAACATTCGCTTCGTTGTTTCCATGTCACTAAAGGAACCGTGTAAATTTGGCATACCTGTCTCAATCGTATAAGTTGATGTTTGCGTTTCCATCCGGTGATCCTGCCACCATCTTTTCACGCTCTAATTCTTTTTCCGCCTCTAACTCGCGCATCCTGTACTCATGGTCACGCTGCATCTTCTCGTATTCAAACGCCAATCGGTTAGTCGCCTCTTCACGGTCAACAGCCGCTTTAAGTTCAGCCGCTTCTCTTTGCGTCTTGGCAGCAAGTTCCGCCTTGAACCGTGCAACTTCCGCATCACTTTCTGCCCGCATGCGGTCAGTCTGCGACTTCATAGCGGCTTCCGCCTCGCTCTGTTGCAACCTTGCTTGCGCCTCCATCTTCGCAAGTTCCATCTTCTGTTGCGCTTCCATCATGCGCGGATCAGGCTGCTTCGGCTGACCTTGTTGTGCCATCATTGCTTGCGTCGGGTCGGTAAAGAATAACGCGGGGTTAAGATCAGCCGCTTCACACATTTTCTTGAGCGTATTGTAATACAAGTTCAACGGCGCTATCGGGTTGTTCAAGCCAAGTTGCTGCATCAACGCTTCCTGCTTCTGAGCCACGACTGCCAGCTTGCTCACTTGCTCCTGCTTCGTTCCCATGCCAAGACCGACATTGATCTGCAAGTCCATCTCGACATTCCAGCTTGACGGGTCTATCGGAACCCATTGACCGCGCAGCTTAACAAGTTCTTCCTTGTTGCTGTAGCGGTTCAAGATCTGCAACGTCAAACGCATCAACCGCGTCCAACCCGTTTCTGCAAATTGGCGGCATATCAACTCAACACGGGCTCTAGCCGCATTTGCCATTTCATCCACGCCACGCGCTGTTTCACTCGTAACCTTCGACGCATCCAATCCGCCAGCCATGTCGTTGATGCCCGTGCGTTTCTGTAGCATCGAGTCAATCCACTGAAGCATCGGAAACGCCTGTCCGCCAGACCACTGTGTAGACAACGGAACAATCGCAGTCCTGGGATCACCAGTAACACGGTAAATCGAACCAGGGTCTTCGGATAACAAGTCATCGAGTTCAACCCGTGATTCATCCACCGCCTTGTGCGGGTACAAACTCAAATACAAGCCGTCCATCATCGAACGCCAAAGCGCGGTCTTTAATCGCTGCAAGTCCTTTGTGAGATCCGCAAGACTATAACCGTATATCCGGTGCGGTCTTGGTATCGTCGTTAACTCCGCAAACGGCAACTCGCTGACCACCTCGTTCTCAAGGATCTTCGTGTTACTCGCGCCGCCTATGCAAGTCACGCGGCGCAACTCTGCACGACCATCCCCGTCATAATCGACTTTCATGTAACACTCGTAAACAGCGACACGCCTCTGTAACGGGTCTAAGCTGCTATACTCGTTTGTCATCGTTTCCAGATCCGCAAAGCGTTGCTGGAATAACTGGTCGTATATCTCGTCACTCGTTGTCGAGGCCGCATACACGGTTTCCTCGTCGTACCCCTCTTCAATCAACTCTTCCACGGTACGGGCAGAACGATGACACGCAAAACTCCAAGTCGGATCATTCTCGTCAATGCTACGCGCCAAACGGTTAACGAAGAATTCCTCCGGTGGTATCGCTTCCCAACGAAGCCGCCCCTTACTCTGGGTGTGCCTGATCTTTACATCGTGTATCGGGTTTACAACGCGGTTATTCAACGCTTCAGTCATCGCCATCTGATCGTCCATGACGGTATCGCTGTCTTCATCGCCATACACGCCAAGTTCAGTATGCTCCAAAACCTCGACTTCGGGGTTGTTCACCAGAACCATGTATTCCTGTTCAGAGAGCCCCGTGTATGTCTCTTCTTTCACCCGCTCCAAATCTTCCCACCACACCTTGCAAAAGCTGGTGCCAGTGATCAGCGCGGATTTCATCCATGATGTGCCAATCCGGTAGCCTGGGTTCTGCTTCATCAAAACGTGGTTAACGTAATCCGTAGCCTGTTCAGCCGCATCCTCATCCTCTGGTCCTATCGGGGTAAAAACCGCCGCGCTTTCAGTTCCCATAAAGGTGCGGACAAGCGAAGGCATGACCATCTCAATCGTTTCCAGCACATCACGGCTCATTACCTGAGAGCGACCCTCGCGTTCATCGCCATAACCCTCGCCCTCATAGCGGGCAAGGTTATCGCGCATCTGGCTCGACAGGTCATCACCTTCGAAGCCAAGGCTGTCGCGTATATTTTGTGATACGATCTCAGTTAGCCGAGCATCGTCAATCTTTTCAGTCATCCTTGGCTTCTTTCTTTGCCGCACAAGTGCAAGGTTTATACTTGCTCAAGCGGCCGACCTCTTTTTGCAGGGCTTCGACCACTCCCGTTAACGCTTGCATGTGCGCTTGCATTTTTCTCGCTGTCGCAAAATCCATTACACAATCCAACTTCTATCTGGTTTTCTCATCACACTGCGCGGCCTCGCTACCTTGAAACCCTCCGTTGCCAAGCCAAAACTGTCGGCTGCATGGCTAGCCCAATTATGGAGCGGTTTCGGCTTCAAGATTCGAAGCTTCTCCGAGTACTCGAACCTATAAGCCCGCAAAGCGCGTAATCCTTCCGCGCATTTGTCCTTGTCAAACCACAAACGCCCAAACGCCATCCTAGCCGCGCTAATCCGATCCTCTGGATTAGTACGGGGCATTACCGTTGGCGTGATCCCCAAGGTCTGCAATGTCTCCGCACGACTGACGCCCGTGCCAAGTTCCCGCGCACTCACATCATGCGGAAATAAG